GCTAGTGAGCTATAAGGAATAAACAAAGAAGATGAACTATTAGATCTTTGTGAATCTTTTGCTATCTGCTGTGAAATTTCTCTAGCAAAACCAGATGCTTTATCTGACCAATCATTTGTTAAAAGACCTCTAATACCAGAAGTAATTTTGTAGTCTCTTGCATACTGCTCTCTTTCTTTTGGTGACAGCTGCTCTTCAATAGGCTTTGCTGTCTCTACAGGCTTTGCATCTATTCTTTCTAGGATAGCTGCTCTGCATGCGTCTACAGAAGAACCATTGTTAATTAACTGTTCAGCAAGGTCATCAAAACCACGCTTAGAACACATTGCATTGATCTCTCTAATTCTTGTGCGTTCTGCGGAAGCAGCTTTTTTAGTAGCTTCACTACGCACAACTTCTAGATCAAGTTGCTCTTTTTCCATAGTTGATTGTTTTTTAGAATTGGGCTGTTGTGCGTCAGATGACGCTGCGTATACACGCTTACTGTTTACTATATCTTGTTTTTCTACACTAGGCATAGTGTTGTCATCAATTAATCCTCTTGAAATCCCTACATCTGGTGCTGCTGGACTTGCAACAACCGAAACTTCGTGTGGAAACCAGCGTGTGGCATAAAAAGCGTTATTCCCATCTATTTCACGTTCTTCCATCTCTAAAATCTGATAACCTACGCTAATTGACGATAAAATGCCGTCATCTATGTCTCTTTTTACTTCCTGTGCCTTTGCATTTCTACTTAATTCAACAACTGCACGTGCTTTTTTCTTTTCTTTATCTAAATATGCATTTCTAACAATTCCAATTACAGAATCCATATTGTGATTCCATAACACTGGTGCAACACCACCATTTAGCCTACTGAAATCAATAGCACCCTCGTCATGACTTAGTATTTCAGTACCAAATGATCTTTCTACAGGGTAAGTACTAGAGAAACTAAACTCATAGGTGTTTTCTTCTTTCTCAGAAAAAGATGTTTCACCACTACGTTTTAATACTTTTGTAACACTTCTTAATGAATCTATCTTTGTTAATGTACTGAACTTATGACCTACCTTTACATCTGTTGCCTCATATTCACCATCATTTTCTCTATAGACAGTTATTAATGCAGCAGGGTCATCTTCTGTACCAGTAATTTCAAAACTAGAATCAGGTACATTTATAGTTCCATCACGAACAATACGATCTATCTGACCTCTTGCAGTACCACCACTTGCGTTCCATCTAACATAATCTCCTACAGATAATGCGTCTGGTTCTGCACGTTTTACAGTACGTTTTGTTTTAGGCATGGCATCATTGTTTCTTAATTCTTTTATTCTAGCTGATTTTGCATCAGAAAAACTTTTACCTGCATCACCACCCCATGCAGCCCATGCAACACGACCATTACTAGGGTAACCATCTTCACCAGGCGAAAAACCTTCTCCCTGCTTATCTACCTCATGTCTTGCAAACCATGCTGACATTTGTACAACAACATCAGGTGATAATTCATTACCACTTAATATTTGTGTTGCCCTTCTACGTGCAACTTCTGTACCACCAGCTTCACCTTCTGATTTCCAATCTCTATATCTTTGTGCCTCTTCTCTCATACCTGCTGTAGGCATAAGATCTATTTCTGTGCCATTAATAACTGCCATCTGAACCCTCTGCTACGTTTTCTGCATCTTCACCTGTAGGTGCATTAGTATCACCAAAAGGATCTACAGTATTTATAGGTTTATATTGACTTCCACCAGATTTATTTGTAGCTGATGGGTCACTATCTGTAATAATATTCATTTCATCTAGTTTTGCCAGTTCTGTTTGTCTAGCTATTAGTAGTTCTTCTATATCCCCACCATTTTCACTTACAACATCTGTTAATGTTTTAAATCCACACCTAACTGCATCTTTCATAGCTGCCACTTCTTTCTGTGGATCTACATAGCTATATCCTCTACATACCCATCTAACCTTTTCATATACTTCTGGTGTTGTTGAATATGTAGGTAACGATAAAGTACCACTTAATACAGCCATTTCTAACCAGTATTCATATATAGGCTGATAAAAAGTTTCCTTCAACATTTTTTGAATAGTTCTCCAATGATCTCTGTCTTGCATCATTGCTAATCTGCTACTGCTGTAATTAGATTGTGAATAGTCAGAACTTATAGCCTCAAAACTACAACCTAAACCACTTGCCATACTTCTAAGCATAGCCCTTACAAATGGTTCAAATTCACCATTAGCTTTATCTAAATCAGGTACAGATATAGATTCTCCAGGTGCTAAATATTTAAATGCACCAGGCTCGAATCCGCTTACACGTTCATAATCAAATACTTCACCACCTGCATCTAGTTCACCTTCTGGACTTGTAATAAATCCCATCAAAGCACTCGATGCACGTTGTCCAACTACTGTAGCCTCGATATAGCCATCTAACTGATGTAGATGATTTATTGCACTTGCTAAAAATGGAACACCTCTATGCTGTCCTGGTCTTAGTGGCATAAATAAATGTATAACATCTTTTGCAGGGACAATAATATGCCTTCTTTCCCTTACAGGTGTTTCAAATGTAGTATCGCCAGGGTGTTTTTTCAAAAACGCATAACTGACAGCCCTACCTTCTGGACTTATTTCAATACCTAACCTCCATACATTTTTGTTGTCTCTTTTTGCACCTTTATAATCTGCATCTAACTGTTCAGCTTCTAATATTTCTAATGAAAAAGGTATTTTGCTTCTACCGTATGCTTTTCTATGTATAACAATAAAACATTCTCCACTTTCTATCATTGACCTTACTGCTAATCTTTCCATTTCTGAAAAACACAAAACACCACGTATATCGCAGCTATCTTTTCTACCCCATCTACTCCATTCACTTTCTATAGATTCATTTAGTCTTGTATTAGGTGTACCGCCACGCTGACTTTTTATTTGTGCTTGCATTGTTACACCCTGTCCAACTATCTGATTTGTTGCATATCTAACTGCCTGTGCTGCATAATTATTATTACGTACTAAATCATGTACACGCTTTCTAAGAGTCTCAATAGAATTTTTATAACTTTGATCTGGTGAAGATAAAGGTGTAATCCAACTTAGGTTAGTTCTATCTACTCTTGCACCTGCATACATTCTTTTTAACCTATTTCTACGGCTATTTAAGTCGTTATTAGATGTAAATAAGCCCTTCCAAGCGTTTCTTAAGCCCATTTAACCCCCTTAAAAGCGTACATAAAGTGTTTTAGGGTCTCCTAAACCCTGACTTATTAAACTATAACGCTTTTCACTAGCAACTCTACTTTTTAATTCAGCCCTTAACTCTCTTAATTTATCTAAATCTATTCTTTTAAATGTTCTATTACCAATACTGTATTCCTGTGCCTTATCAGCAACCATAGCCCTGATAGCAGCTTCAACAGCATCAAGATCTTTTTCAGTTTGTGTTCTATTATCTATAGCAGCAGGTGTACCAGAATATTGTAGTGATTGTTTTACTTCTAGCTCACCTGTACCTAATTCAAAAACTTTACCGCTTTTAAATGCTCTTGCAGCCCAATACCAATTACCTGCATCAAATGCTGCACTGTCAGTAGCACTTATTGTAAACTGCCAACCTGTACTGTTTGAATATTGTGTACCTTGTACAGTATGTCCTTCACTAGCTGTATTAGTTCTTAGGTAATATTCTAATGTCCAATCAGGACTTGTAATACTTTCATTGATACCAGCAGTTGTAGCTTTATCTACCCATTCAATAGTAGTACCAGCAACAATAATACTAGGTAAGTCAGATTTAAACATTAGCTTTACCAGGAATTAACGAAATCTTTTTTTGGTGCTGTCTTTATTGTAGCTCTTTTAGGCTTATCTACATTATCAGCTTTATTCATTTTATTTTCTAATTGTTGCCACACTGTATTTCTATTAAATTTACTTATATAAAAGCACATTGCAGCGTAACTGTATACCCAAGTGTCTAAACATTCATTCCTTGTATTACCTTTTTTAACCCATTGTGGAACTTGAAAACCTGATTTATTTGTTTTTAGAATCTGTCTTTCTGCTGTTATCTGCTTAAAATATTCTTCGCTTGTGCTTGCATGAAAATGTATATAGCCAGCACTACCTATTTTATTATTCTTTAATCTACCCATTAAAGTATTTTTAATAGTATCAACTCCTAATGGATATACTAAACCACCTTTTTTTA